GTTTGCTCCATCTAGTAAAGTTATATTTCCAGAACTTGAACCATTATTTGTATTTAAAATTAAATCTCCTGTTCCTTGTGTAGTGATTGTTGCATTGGCATCATTATCGCCAACCTGAACTGTATCTGCTCCAAGATTAACATCGCCTGTTCCGTTTGGAATGATGTCAATATCGGCATTGGAAGTTGAAACTATATCATTTCCATTAACATCTAAATTACCGCCTAATTGCGGGGATGTGTCCTCAACAACATTGCCTATAAATCCAGCATCGACCATGTCTGTACCTGTCATGTACGTGATTCGTTTGCCTTTATTAGTTGCACTAAATGTGTATCCTGATCCTGTATCAGAAGCGCCTTTTAGTTGAACTGTGTAAGCTCCAGATGTTTCGTTAGACCAGATCCACACCTTTTCTAATGTTGTTGGAACTGTAACGACTCTGGCTCCAGTAATGGTACCAGAAAGTTTGATAACCATGTTTCTGCAGTTTTTACCTGATGAAGCGGCGTCTGCTATAACTAAAGCTGTTGTTCCTGCGCCACCTGCTATATCTTGATCAATATAACCACATAGTGCTTCTTCTATTAATTGTAAATTTGTATTAGTCTTAGTGCCCCACGTGCCCGAATTCGAGCCTGTGACCATTAAGTCTAGTTTAATATCCGTTGAATAACCCATAATAAATCTCCTAAAATTCTAATTTTTAATCTTATTTTACTCTACGCAGCAATCTCTGTCCATACCATACTAACATCTGGATTAATTTCAGTCCAAACCGTGCCAGATAGAGTTCCTAGAGAAGATGTAATAACTTGGCCTGTTACAGGCGCTTCTGCGCTAGCTCCCGCTACCTCTGTTCCAAGAGAAACAGTTAAGCTTTGAGTGGCTGCAGTAACAGCTACATCAATTTGAGTGCTTTCATTACCTAGAGCAAGAGCCATAGCTTGTCCAGTTAGACCAACTACTATACCTGCGTCTCCCCATTGACCATAACCCCAAGTTTGTCTACCCCAACCTATATTAACTTCTGTAGTAACGGTTGCGGACCCTAGAGTTGTAGCAATAGATTGACCAGTAATATCAACTTGTTGACCAATTGCAATAGTTTCAGTACCAATTGAGAAAGATAGAGGTGTTAAAGCTGTTAATGTAACATCTGCATCAGCTTTTATAGTTTCAGTTCCAATGGCTGTAGTTAAGGCTTCTCCTGTCGTAGCAACACTTGCACCAATTGAAGCGGTTACTACACCTCCCCATACACCAGCATCCCAAGCTCCAGCTCCCCATCCTTTGCCTATGCTAGTCGTTAGAGATTGGCCAGTGACTTGAACGCCAAAAGCCATGGATAGAGTGCCTGTAGATATATTTAACGTTGATTGTGCCGTTGCAGATACCGCTACATCGGTCTTAGCAGTTTCATCACCAATAGAAGTAGTTAAAGGAATACCAGTTAGAGTAACTTCCGCGTCCCCAGTAACTGTTTCAGTTCCTAGAGTTGCAGCAAGAGCAAAATCTCCTGAATCAGCAACCGTGCCTGGTTTGCCCCAAACACCTTGATCCCAAGTTTGTCTGCCCCAACCTTGAGTTACAAGAGTAGTAACAGTTAAAGTTCCTAAACCAGCATTTAATCCAAAACCTGTAAGAAGAACATCTCCTTGAATGCCCCATGCATCAGTACCCCAGCCAGCTCTACCCCAACCTGAGTTAAGTTCGGCTGTAACTGATACACTTGCTAAAGATAATGTAAGAGCTTGTCCAGTGACAGAGACATCAATTGTTAATCCAGAATCTCCCCATTCAAAGTCGCCCCAACCTCGACGCCCCCAACCTTCTAAATTGTAAGCTTCAACGGTTCCTGTAGAAACTGTAAGAACTTGGGTGGTAGCATTAATAATATTATTACTGGTGCCCCAGGCATTATCGCCCCACTCGCCTTGGTCCCATGCACCAGCCATGCGGATTTATCTCCTTATGCTATTCTTAATATCGCAGTAGTAGATGTCGCCGCTGGAAATTGAACTGTGAATGTTCCAGATGTAGCAGTTTTATCTGCTCCAAAATCTAAGACACACACAGCTTTTTTAGCTGCAGTTGAGTTATATAATAGTGCACCTCTTGCCGTGATAGTTACACCAGTCCAAGACCGGTCTGTAAATGTTACATACGCTGTTGTTGCTGTCAGTGCAGTTGCTTGACCAGCTAACACGCCTCCTGCTGCAACATAGTCGCCTGACGCCGCTACTTCCCTGTCGGAAGTATAGGATGTCGTTGCCGCATTAATAGTTGCTTGAGAGTCGTATAAAGCTAGTTTAAATACACCTCCGCCTGAATCTAAATCGTGTACACCATCTAATAGTTCTTTTTTAAAAGATGCTGCCACTGCTTGTGTTATTGCCATAATTATTCTCCTTGTTTATTTTAAATTTCTCCATTGCTCAGGGGAGGGAGAAGGGACTGGTATTCGTAAAGTTCCATCTATATATTCGCCACGTCTTCTTCTTCCTGTTTGCTCCAGAGCAAAAGCTTGTATTTCTTCATTATACTTGTCTTTATAGAGCTTGTACATATCCACTGGTCCTTTTAAAAATCCATAAGCATTTACCATAGTAGCGTAAAAAAGAAGCTCAGAAGCCTTGGTACTAAGATAAGTAGATGTTCGCTTATTAGGAATAACTGCCGCATCGTTTGAGCTGTATAAATGCTCAGGATACTTAATATAATTTATTTGAACGGTATCCGCAGCATTTGGTAGAGGAGCTACAACGGCATACTCAATATTGTTAGTTCGATGCCACATTGCATAATATTTAGGGGTTCCTGTCGCATCTGTTGAATTATATTCAGATATGAAGCTCGTATCCCTTTTCTCTAAAAAAGTTCGGGCTCCCGCTCCTGTGATATGTTGCATAGATCTTACAATTAATAGATTATCTGGTAATTGGACATAACGATTAGAAGCTACAAAATTAGAAGTAGCTTGTTCTCTACAATAGTCTCCATCGCATTCTCGATAAATTTGAGCTTCTCCATCTAGAATAAAAGTATCAATAATAGCGTCTGTTAAAACTGTACTATCAACTTCGGTATAGTCTCTAATCTTAGTAAGTAATTGTGCGTAAGTTATTGCCATTAGGTTATTGCCACCGTTACTGTTCCGACAGATGCCTTGACCTGCCTTGTTTTATTCATATCTAAAGGAGATATTGCAGGCATCATGCTTGTTGCTCCTGTAACCACACCATTATTATTTATGGCTACCTGATTGGTTGTATAAAATTGTCCTGGCCAATACTGAGGCCCTAGATTTACTAGGATACCTGATTTTTCTTGAGGCTTAGGGTGTTGTAATGCCACGGCATCGGCTCGATGATAGGGTGGATTAAGTTGAGGTTGCTTTGGTGTATATTCTGAAATATGCACCCATGCCCCTGTCCACTCTTGAACCATTTCGTTATAAGGAAACGCCATTCCAGAACGATCTGAAATTCTTTGCGCGTATTTACCTGTTGCCCATGTTCCCATTATGATGCCGTTGTTGGATAGTAAGCTTGCGGAGAAATATAAGTACTTGTTCGTGAGCCGTCCTCCGTCAATGCTCGTTGTAATGAATCTTCGTATAATAATTTTAATGCTTGAATTCTGTCGGGCGCTCTCTTAAGTGAAAGATTAAAAGCTAATCCCGCGCATAATGATGGTAGAAATCGATTCGGTGCATCAGGATCATTAGTGTACGCTCCAGCGTCCTCGACCCTTTTAATTGCATAGTATTTTAAATAAGTATAAGTGGTCGCATTAGGGTTTGGATATAATATAATTTGTGGTGTTGCCGGATCCACGCCTTGTCGATCAACAAAATATTGTGAAGGTTGCGATCGTGTGCCTTTACCCGCTAAAGCCGCATAAGCTGAACGATCAATTTTTGTTAATGAAACATCGCTAGAACTTGTAGAATTATTAATCAGCGTTGCATTATTAGAAATGTACGCTTCCATAATATCACTGGTACCTGCTTCTGAAGAATATTTGCTAGTACCTGCCGTTAAAAGTTGAGCAATCAATTTAACTTTCCATAAATTGATTCCACGATTATTCCAGTCTTGAAGTAAAATATTTAAACTACGTCTACCTGATTTAAGATCATAGCCACTATTGGTTCGGATCCCACAACGTTCGTAGGCTTCCTCGACAATCTCGTCGATTGCTAGATTGAATGCTGTTGTTCCTGATGTCGCCATAATTCATTATAATAAATCCAAATCGACTCCTTTGCCGATAATGATTTCTCCACCTGTTGATTTCTTTTGTACTTTCGTTTTCTTTTTAAGAGTTTCCTTGTCTACTCCCCATTTTTTTTTTCCTATTTTCCATAACTTTTTAACGTCGTGGTGGACAATTTCTTTTAAACTCTTTCCTTTATACTCATCTGTTTTTAATGCTTTTGCGAACAGTTTAGCATTTTTATAAGCTTGGACTCCTGCATATCCTGCAACTCCAGCCAGTAAAATTTTACCAGGTACTGTTTTAGTCAACAGTGTTCTACCTACTCTTGTATAAAACTTGCGCTTACCCCCAGCTAACTTTATTCTTCTTTTTAAAAATTCATTTTTTTCTGACATAATTTATTATAATAAATCGTCGATGTAGCCTCCGCCGCTTTTCATTACGACGGTTTCTCCACCGATGGATTTTTTAGTTACTTTCTTTTTCTTTTTATCTTTAGTAAACAACTTACGCTTTCCTGCTTCATAAGCTCCTGCAACCACCGTAGCGGCAGCAACTGCTTTACCAATGTGTGTTTTTCT